GAGATACTCGGCATTGTTAGTTTGCATCTGGTAAGGCTCGTTCACTCTTAGGACTCTTGCATAGCGAGGCATAGCGTTTAGAACATCTGCTATTGCCTGATCTAGCATTTCAGTAGCTTGTTTGTTAGTTGCTGTAGCAGCGATGACAACAAGTTCTAATGCTAAATCGTATTCGTTTCCGAGAGTGCTAGGCGTTAGGTAAGGTGATGCGCTGTTGATGATAACGATAGGCGGAACTATACGCTCTGGAACATACTCCAAAACCTTTAGCCCGGCTGCCTCTAGGTCGAGCTTGAACTCTGCCTTAGATAGCGTTATCTCGTTGCTCATACACCATACCCAACATAGGGAAGTAGCAGCGGATAGACAGCCCCCATAGGGTCTTTTGCAACCCTAACGGGACTGCCATCCATGCTAGCGAACTGAGCGATACCATTTGGCGCTGAACGCCTGTGGAACAACTCCGAAGCGCAGATAAGAACAGCCTGATCATGAATCTGTTCAGGAACTGTAGCTATCTCGCCAATGTAGTTGTCTACAAGGTTTTCACCGGCGGTCAGGCAAGAGTTGATGAAGTCACCTGTTTCATCTGTGCCTATGTAGGCTTGCAGATCTTGTAAAGTCAAACTTCCCCCTGGTCCTGGTCCACTGTGCGCCATTAGATACTTACTAGGCTACTGTGTCTAGCTCGACAATTGCACCTGCAAAAGGTGTGGTGATTGCCATGTAGCCGTAAACAGAAACGCTGTCAGTCAAGGTAGTGATGTCACCATCGGTTAGACGAACAGGAGCGCCGGCAGACTCGAATGTCTGAATAGCTGCGCTGTTAGCCATGTAGCACTTGTTAGCGGTCATCGCTGGGTCTACGATCACTGGCAATCCTAGAAGCGAACCTGATAGCCCTGGAATGTTAGCAGAACCGATGTTGTTAGTTCCTGCGCCATCCTGTAGGACTACTGGGCGACCTGAAGTGTCTACTACGCTCATCAAGAACTTGTAAGCCTCTGGTGAAGCCACGATAGCCTCTGGGCGAAGTCCGGTGTTCTCGAAGATGTAAGTTGCACCATCTGCAATACCGCCGACAATCGCAGCTGAAGTTCCTGCTGAGATGTCGAATACCTTGCCGGTGTAGGTCAGTCCCTCAACATGAGAAACAAGCGCTGCGTTAGAAGCGTTGGCGTAAGCAAGGGTTAGAGCGCGGAATACTGTGTCTAGGTAGTTCACAGTCGAACGCTCGATGGTCTGCTTCGAGAAGCTAGTGTAACCACCATAGGTCACAACATTCGCAGAAGTGTTAGCGATGGTTAGGTTACCGAACTCGAGAGCAGCGTTTTCAGCGCTCTGAGCATCTACTGCAATAGTGTTAGCAGTTACCGAAGCATACTCGACAGTAAGTCCGGCAGCAGGTAGAGCTGCGCGAGAGAATACCGATAGAGCTGGGCGGTTGTTGTCAATTAGGTTGTTGATCTGACCAACGAAGCCTGGTAGAGCAACTGTGTCACTTGAGTCTGAAGCTGCGCGAGCAAGCTCGATGGCTGCATCATCTCCGGTTAGCATTTTCTTAGCGTATTCACCCTGTGAGCGGATTTCCGCGTAAGGTGCTGCTGCTGTTTCCTGGGTTAGTCCTGCTTCGACAACTCGGCGCAATTCTGCAACCTCATCCTGAACAGTTCGAACCTCTAGTTCCATGTTCTCAGACATAGAGCCTCTTTCTTGATTGGGAGTTTCGATCTCTACAGCTTTAGGCTGTTCTTCTCGAACCTCGGTTATGTTTGCGCCTGCAAAGGCTGGGAACGGAACAACTGAAACCTCTTTCAAGGAAACCTTTGTTCGCGTAATCGTTGAACCCTCTTGCTCTTGCTCGAGCGGTAGAAAGCCCACCGAAAACTTGTTTAGAACACCATCGCGCAGAAGCGTTAGGACTTCGTTGCCTCGAGGTGTGTCGCTAATCTTAGCCTTGATCTCGAAGCCTGATTCGGTATCTCTGCCTTCGACAACCTTGCCAATAGGTTCTTCGTGTCCGTAAAACAGTTTGACATCATCAACTGAGTCAATAGCTCCGGCTTGAAAGCGCTCCTGATAAGCTCCACCGATGCTCGCAGACTCACCATAAGGGACTGCCAGTCCGGTCACAGTTCTTTCTTCGATATCGGCAGAAGCAGAAAACTCTCTAACTTCTAGTTCCATGTTGTTACCTCTCAATTTTCCTAGATCGCGATGTTCTAAAGTGACTGAAAGCCCTCTAGATTCGGCTAGGTCTTTTATTCGATTAGCGATTGCTACACTTCTATGTCTGCCCTGTGAGCAGCCTACTGCGACACTTCTAAGTTGTGAACTGTCTAATCCTGCTTGAAAGTCGGTTAGTAAGGCTTCTGCTTCCTTAGTTGAAAATACAGCTTTAGAAACTCTTTCATCATTTCCGTCTAGTTCCCATAGCCCTTTGATTGAATCATGGGGAACAGAACGAGCGTCTAGAACTAAATCTGCTTCAGGTTCTTGATTGTTGTAACCGAAGCTAGTAATTGAAAGCTCAGACATTCAGTCCTTCTTTCTCTCTTACTTCTTCTTCGGTTAGGAAACCTGCTGCAATTCCGGCAGCGTAGTAGTTGTATCGGGTTTCGATGTCTGCTCTGAAGATATGCTGCCAGTCGAACTCGACTCTTTGACCTCGAGGCAAGCAGTTAGTTAGAGCATCTGCAATAGCATCTGTGTAAGCGCTAAGTGTTGTTAGGTAGAAAGTCTTTTGCTCATCCTGCAAGTTAGTGTAGGTGTCGCTACCGCCTGGGACTGTAGTGATCAACATTCTCGCAGGGACTCCGAACAGTCGAGCGATAGAAACTGTGTTCTGCTCTACGATGTCGGTAAATAGCGCTTCTCTAGGTGATAGCGATACTGCCTGGTAATCGAACCCATTACCTAGAACCGCGATCTGCCTGTTCTGCTGCTTGTTGTGCCAGTTAGAAGTAACTGTTTCGGCTTGCTCTACATTTATTGCTTGATTGGTTTTCAGGATACCGGTAGGAACTCCGGCGCTGCTGAACCAATTTTTAGCGTAATCGCGTAGATCGAGAGCAGCCGAAACATCTGCACGACAACTCTCAATCGGGCTAATGCCTCGAAGGTTGCCAGTCTTAGTAAATAGCTTCAGGTGTTCAATCTCTCGAGCGCTGTAGCGCTTGCCCATGTAGGAATAGTAAACACCTTTAGAGATGTCCTGATCATCAACATAAGCGACTGAAACCGAGCTAGCAGGCAGAACAGTTAGGTTATTGACCTGTCCATTACTGCCGAAGTTTTTGTGCCAGAAGGCGTTGCCCTCGAGAGCAAGCGAGGTAACAGTCTGAAAGATGAAGTCACGCTTGTTTGAGTTGATGTCTGGCTTGTTGATTAGAACTGGGTTTTCAACCTTCAGCTCGACACCTGTAGCGTAGCGGTAAGTGTGAACCGGCATTTTGCTAATAGGTGTAGCGATGATCTGAACAGCCCTGTAAACCGCTGTTAGGGTTAGCGCGGAATTAGCAGTTACGACTGCTGCCTCACGAGTGGGAACAGTCGGCTGCGCTGCTCGCTGCTCGGGGATTTGGTTTGTTATGCGTTGCCAAAGATTAGCCATCGAACCTATCCTAGTTACATTAGTGTAATTTAGAATACACCAATTTGCGCGTGTTGCGCTCTTGCACTAACATAAATCGCAAAAATTGTCGCCATGAGTGCATCTATCTCACCATGAGAATCTTTCCGGCTAATCAACCAACTCTCCCCCAGATACTTAGTTACTCCGTTAGGTGACTGCACTATGAGCAAGGGGTCGTTGTTGTGCCGAACTTTGTCGGTGCTGAATAGGGCGTAAACCGCTGAGCAGGCTGCGCTCACTTCTTTAGTCCATAACTGCCAGACTGGGATTCCAACTAACTTTAGTCTTTTGCCTAGCCCTGGGAGCTGCCTATCATCGAGGGCGATAGCGCGAGGCGAATACTTCTCTTGCAACTCGATTAGTCGGTTATAGAGCTGATTCTCTGTCGGGTTTACGAAAGTCTGAACTAGCTCAGTCTGCTGAACCCCATCCTTTTCATTGGCTACTGCGATGGTTGCGTAAGTCCAGTTCCGGGAGATGTCCACAGCGAACACAGCGCCCTCTTTATTCTCGACTCCGTTGCCTACTGCTTTTCTGAATACATCAGACTGCAACCAACTAGCAGCGCTTGCGCTAATGAACTGGTTTAGTCGGTAACGCCTGGCTTCATGTTCCGGGAGAGTTTTCAAGTCGCTGATGACTTGATCGAGTGGGATTCTGCCGGCTGCTACTGAAGGATTAGCTGCGAAGATTGCTTTAGGGTCTGTGACTTCTGTATTCTCCGGCGCTTCCCATAGAAAGAAACCGAAGCGGTCTAGCTCTGTATCTCCGCCTGCTGCTTTCTTGCCGGACTTGTAAAGCTCGATTAGAGTTTCCGAGTTCTGATCTCCGGCGGTAGTGATTCCCAATACCATGCCATCCCTGCGCTGAGATGTTCCCAGAACCGCAGCTGACCACATACCGGGCTTAGCCAAGTGAAGCTCATCGAACAGACATAGAGAGATCGGGATTCCCTGAAGCGCTGATTCTTTAGCTGCCTTGACATCGTAGCGACCTGTTCCGTCTGCCGTTACGATTCCGCGCTGCTCAGTGGCTTTCTTGAACCGCTTAGAGAGAAAGGGATTGTTCTGAATTACGAATAGGACTCGGCTGTAAATAATGCGAGCCTGATCTGAGGAACTGGCAAGCGATAGCACCTGTGCCCCTGTCTTCTGATGAACTAGAAGTCCGTAAAGCCCTAAAATCGCAGCGAGAAGGCTTTTACCATTCTGCCTGCCTAATGATACTACCGCTTGCCTGTATCTAAGTCTGCCAGCTAAGTCCGGATTCTCGTGATCATCTGGGTATCTTTCTAAAAGATGTCTGAGCAACCACTTCTGCCACTCATCGAGCTTTAACCCTTCAGGATTCTCCGGGGACTTCCAGGCGATGTCTGCCAGCTCAATCAGTAAATCCCCATCGGTAACAAAGTCATCCGATAGGGGTTTAGTGAAGGTAGCCGGGAGCTGTAGCACTACCTGGTAAGCAGTTTCTCGAGTGGGTCTATTTCAGACTTGTTAGCGTTCAACTGGGACTGCAATTCGAGGATAGTCTTTCTAAGTTCGGCTGCTGTCGAGGTGTGTCCGGTTTCATCAAACGAACCTGCCAGCTTGAGCGCCATTCCAGCGATCACTCTTTGTTCGACTGTCAAAGTCAAGCTATCTATCCACTCTTTCAAAGTTTCCTGTATCAAGCTAAAGCTCCCCTCGGATAATCTGCCTATTGTGTAAAAATACTGAA